TTTGAATGTCGCAGTCCCGTTTCAATACTTTCTTGATAAAGGGGTCTGAACATAGCTGATACTGGTCGAACTCGAACTCATCGTCGAACTCGCGCTTGAAATTGGTCTTACTTGGTTTGGTTTCTACTAATGCAACCTTAGGCATTTTTCTATTTCCTCATAGCTTAGAATACTGTGTAAATGTTTATCATGCAACCCAATGTTGCGCTGATTTATGTGGAACTGTCCTTCTCCGGTGTTTCCTCTGTGCTGCTTGTTACAGTATCCGATACTGTCATCTATCTCTTTAGTGTGCATCTTGTATATTACTAGACAATCTGAAAAGAATATGCCGTAATATAATACATCAAAGAGATCCTTTTTAATCTGTTGAAAGTTACAATCCCAGTGCCTGCTCTCACAATCTTCATAGGAAACGTCTCTTCGTACTTGCTCGTAGATCGCCTCCATGACTGTGTACTCTGATATAGGCACTGAACTCTTCTGCCAAGCTCTCGAAAACTTACACTCAATCCGAGTCCCCTCACTTTCTAAATCGTACTTTACATCATTTGATTCTCTAGCATTTATTAGCTTTTTTACTAATAGTTCTGCTACTGTTCCGAATCTTCTAGTGTGTAACCTGAAGATTCCCTCACGTAACTCACTCATACAGCTTCCTCTTTAGGGTTCGTACTGCTTGTTCCTGCAATGCCCCAGGATCTGTGTCCTTGAGGCAGATATTTCTGTGTGTCAGCTCTACGTTTTCGCACATAGTCTGAACGTGCTTTGCAGCATCCTGACCCGCATCGTCCCCGTCGAAAAATATATCTATTGAATCTACGCCCTGAATGGATAGCATTCTTAACTTATCTTCATTGATATTCTTTGTACCGAAGCAACAAACTGCATTGGTCAAGCCTTTATCGTGCAAGTTGATCATATCAAAGATACCTTCTACTAGAATAACTGTACCCTGGATAGGCTTTACTACAGGGAATAAAGGCATCTTCGCACCCGCAGGCGTGATCATATATTTAGGTGTACCGCCTGTTGTATGACGACCATTGAACGCTGCAATACGACCAGATATGTCTCGTACCGGAAATACAATGCGTCCGATAAAATCAGGATCTGCGTGCTGAAACGCTTCAAATCTTTTGTAAGTTTCAGGCTTAATACTTCGCCAGTTACCTGTATAGGGCATAACATTCTTGGGAAAAGACAAACCAACACTTTCAGACCTCTTATCTATAATTTTACGTTTTAGCAGTTCTCGTCTTTGTTGTAGTTGGTTTGCCTTTTCCCCAAAATGCGTGAAAAGGTTACCTTTGTATCCGCATGAAAAGCATTGGTAGATACCAGTCAGCTGATCAATACGCATACTAGGATTTTTATCATCGTGTTCTGGATTTAGACAACGTACTAGGAAGTCTCCACCCTTTGGAATAAAATAAATGTCTTTGCGTTTTAGTAGTTCTTCTACTGTCATACTAAGTTAGTCCAATCTGTAGTTTTGTCTAGCATTGTTACTTCTGGGTATGTGTCTACTAGTTTCTGGTAGATACCCGCATTATTCATTCTTAGTCCGTAGCTACTCTTATGGCAGAGATATGTACTGCCTGATACGCCATGAAATACAAAGTAATCGCCTTCAATCTCTACTTTTACAATACCACTATTGAGCTGCCAGCAATCACTATCCAAATAGCCGCCAGACCAGCCGGCGAGTACCTTGTATGTAGTTTCTTCAAAAGCGCACTTCAAAACAACCCAGTTATCGGGAGTGTTGTTCATCGACCAATATCCTTTACGTTGTCTCTACTGATTACTTGGTAAGCACCTTTGTTATATGCAGGTGCAATAGTATATTTGGAGTCTAGCTCATGGCGTTCTGCGGCTGAAGTATCGTGAGAACCGTTGTCAGCAGACCTATACTCCGGAAGATCTCGACGATAGTAGTCGGACTCTTTCAGCGGTGTAAAGTCTGGTGTATAAGCCTTACGTTTCTTTGGTAAAGGTTTGCGTCGTCTACCTGAGGTAGTGTGTCGTAAACTGCCGAATGTATGTGCCATTTGCTTTCTCCCCATTTATGAAACATAATTATACGCAAAATGAGACTAAAAGTCAAGAACTATTTTAAAGATCGTGAACGTCTTCACCAGTCTTATGGGAAGAATCGTCTTTCTCTTTAGGTGTCAAAGCAGTGTCGGGTCCGATTTTCAAGGACTCCCAATCTACTGTAGATGTGAAAGACTTCATAGAAGCAGAACGCATTTTTACACAATTGAAGGTCATGCAACCATCTTCGTGATCCCAGGTCTCAAGAGTATAGGCTGCATCAGCCGCATCAAGAATACCTTTAGCAAAACGCGCTTCACCACTAGCGTCTGTTTGATATGGTGAGAATACGGTACAATCGTACTCTTGTGCCATTGACTTCAATGCTTTACTTACTTCGATCTGCTCAGTCCAGTCATACTGACCGCCACGAGAAGGAAGGTTCGACCGCTTAACCTGGTTGATATAATCAACAATAACGACTCCGACATTCATCGACTTAACCTTTTTATCAAGCTCGGCTCGAATCTTGGCTAAGGTGAGAGATGGATCATAAACTACATTCAACTGTTGAGTCGGGAGGATCTCGCAGGTTGTCTTTAGCTCATGATGGAACTTCTCAAAGTCTCTATGTTCTTTATATTCGGTTAAGCGATCTTGCCCATTTATAAAACGATTTGCCCACCAACCTGCGACCTGCTCCCACTCTCCAACACTAAGATTCTTAGTACGAAGGCGTGAAAAAGGTACTCCAGTGGCGATAGCGCAACATCGTTGCAAGATAGACCGACTATCCATCTCAATAGTGAAATAGATAGCCGACTTCCCAGATTCATAAACATTGTTTGCAATGTTAGCACAGATTACCGACTTACCCGCACCTCGTTTACCACCTACCATAACCAAATCTCTAGGCGAGAATTGAATATCAAGGTCGTACTCTTCGTTTAGGCCAAGTGGTATGTACTTCGCTAAATCTTCCTCAGGCTCGAACAGTTCAATACGTTGCATACTTTCCTGTGGTTCCTCCAGATCAACTTTGTCTTCGATGTCGAGGACAATTTGATGAAGGTGATCAACCGATTCTTGTGCATCTTCAAAAGCTACACTGTTTTCGACATAATCTTCGAGCGAGGTTAGAATCTCTTTCTGAGTATATTCGTTCTTCAGGTACTGAAGGAGCATATATGGCTCAGCATCAACCTTGACGGCTTCTACTGCATACAACTTCTCACGAGTACTAGAATCACGAATCTCAAGTTTAAGATCCTCAATCGAGGGCATCTTATGGAACTTCTCAGAGTGCTTATCAATAATTGAATGCAAACTGTGATACTCACTAGGCAAATAACGCTTATGCACCTGGGTCCAAGTCTCAAAGTCTTGGATCTCAAGTGTGCGTTTAATTAAGGCACTAGCGATGTTCAATGAAATTCTCCCGATTCATATTAAGGATGACAGACCCCGAAGAGCCTGCCATTGGAACTACCGAATATTCAGTAGCTGATACTAAGTTGGATTAAGCTGATGCTTTTTCTTTCTTAGCTGCGCCGTCATAGTCAGCGGCAACGAGGCCACGACGAGTCAGCATGGTCTTAACACCGCGAGCAGTTTTGCCAATCGCTTCAGCGATAGACTCAACAGTCTGAGTGCTCAGATCGCCCAAGGAAGCCAAAGGATCTTCTTTAGAAGCGCCTTTAGTTACTTCTTGCTTAGGGATAGCGCCAATCTCACCAGAACGCAACAGGCTCAGAGCCTTACCACGTACAGAGTTGATTGAACGACCCATAGCTTCAGCAATAGCTTCTACGAAAGCACCGTCATTGACGAGCTGAACGAAAGCTACTTCTTCTTCTGGAGTGTAAGTACGTACAGCTTCAACCTTAGGGGCTGGCTTAACGTGCTCGGTCAATTCCATAGAAAGGATCTTGCCTTGGATTGACTTAGGTGAGAAAGCGCCGTCTTCAAAGTGACCTGCGATCTCAGCATAAGTGTATGCACCGCTGTTGTCAGTGACAAAAGCAGATAGGGTAGCTTCTTGAGCGTCGGTAAAAGACTTACCACCAGCCGCTGAAGCGAGTTCTACGTCAAAGCCCATCTTGCGAAGTTTGCTAGAAATAGAACGTGTAGAGGTTTCAAGCTGAACAGCTGCTTCTGCAACAGTAGCTTGTGATACGGGGCTTTCGCCACCGACGAATTCAGTTAGTTGAGCAGTACGCTCATCAGTCCACTTAGGTAAAGTTGACATATTTTTATTCTCCAATAAATTGATTTAGGTTGGTTACAATAGTTACGCCAGCATCCCTGGCTTTAGTAGTTTTAGCGGATTCAACACCGCTTTCATTCACCAGGATCGTGACATCCTTTGTCAGACTGGTCTTGACTGCATAACCAAGCTCTTGTAAGACTTGGTGTGCTTCTGCCTTGGTTTTGTAGCTCACTAGCTTTCCAGTGATACATACAACACCTGCAGTTGCAGAAGGTGTTACGGGTTTTTCAAACTTGAAACTAAAAGGTAGAAGAGATACTTCATAAAAGTAGTTCTCTACCCAGTTACACAAGTTGTTAGCTGTTTTCTCTCCTAGACCTGCCTTGCGGCATATTTCGTAGTCTATTTCTTCAATATCATTGCAGACTTTGGAAAGTTTTTCCGTTGCAGTCTTGCCTACGAGAGGAATACTAAATGCAGGTAACAATACATTTAGAGGAGCTGATTGAGAACGCTCCAGCTCATCTAATAACTTTACTGCAAGCCTTTGAGATCCAAGGGCGTGGGCGATGTCATCTAACGTAAGTGCGTATAATTCCTCTAAGTGAAGAATATCCAGTTTAACGATCGTGGCAGGGCCTAGTCCTTTTATCTTTAGTGTCTTAGCAAAGTGTTCGATGAGCTTGAGAGCTTTCTCCCCACAATGTGGGTTTACACAATATAGAAGATGATTGACTTCGTTCAAAACTGAATTACAGCTAGGGCAATTACTTGGTGCTTCGATCTTGGTCATGGTCTTTCCTCTAAAATTGAATATGTATTATACGGACTTTTAAGATTATTGTCAACAATTATTTTTTCTAAGGTCAAAAAGGATCAACCCTACCAACAATGCGAGGTATAATCTCGCCAGACCGTATAACTTCTACTTGACAACCAATCTCAAGATTGAGGTCACGTATATACTCAATATTGTGCAACGTAGCGCGAGATACAGTAGCTTCACCAATCACAATAGGATCTAAGATCGCTACTGGACTAACAACGCCGCTCTTACCAAGCTGCCACACAACATCGAGGAGTGTGGTAATCTCACCCGACTTCTGCTCTTTAAGAGCGAAAGCACCACGTGGGTGTTTAGCAGTATGCCCTAATTCTTCAAAGTCACGAGTATCTCTGAGACGATATACTTCGCCATCAGTAGGATAGTCCGTAACATCAAAGTTTGTAACTACGTTCAGTCCCATAGCTCTGATAATGCCCATCTCATTAGTCCACGTAGGAACGGAATGAGGGAAAGCATCATAAGCTACAAAGACCAAAGGGCGAGTTTTGAACTCTTCAATGTCGTTCAAACCAAGCGACCCCGAAGCGAAGTTACGTGAGTTAGGAATACTACTAGGAGCAACGACTTCGCCAGTAATCTGCACAACTCCATTATATAAGTCTTTAAATCGACCTACACGATGCAGTTTAGTAGGCACTAGCTCTGCCATTTTGTCAGTAATATCTCTACCTTGTATACCATCTCCACGAGTTAAAGCTAACTCTAGTAGACCATTTACATATAACAAAGATACTGCTGCTCCATCTAATTTAGGAGTGCGGGTACACTCATTAACGTCGAGAGGAGCATCTGACAAGTCAAAACACTTCTGTAAACTATACATCTGATAAGTATGAGGTACAGCATCTGTAACCTTATACCCTACAGTATTATAGTTGTGTTTAGTAGCCAACAGATCAAACTCTACGTCTGAGAGTACCGGAGTACCTTCGTAGTAAAGTTTACTTGCTTGGTCTAAAAATTCTCGCATATTATTTCTCCTAAATTTGAAAAGATATTATACGCAATTTCACCAAGTTTGTCAACAACTATTTATAGATATCGTCAATTAAATCCATAAAATTATCTTCTATCAAGGACTTAGACTCTGCGAGGGATAGTATCTCTGTAAGCCCTGCAAAAAGCTCACGAGAGTTACTAAGGTCAAGTGGCATAGCTACACCTTCCGGTGTTGGCTTCCACTCCTCATCAAAGTCCATATAGTACTTGCGTAAGTGAAGATACTCAATACCTCTAAAAGTATTGATAGTTAGTCTGATCTGAACCTCTTTTACTGTATCATAATGTATTACACGAGAATAAGCCTCTGGGCTTTCGTGCAAGTCCATTATCGTCTGCCTTCATTCTTGAGAATAGATGACAGCGGCACTACGCTTGATACGGCGGAGGGGCGAAGTAAACGATAAGAGTCTGTGTCCCAGCAAAAGAAAAGAAGAGTATCTTCAGTCTCTTTAGCGCGATTCTTCTTGCCTTGAATATAAGGTGTTGAAAAGTCTAGGGTACAGACATTGTATTTTAACTTTCTGGAGTGCTCACTACGATAGGTAATGATAGCGTCTCCATAGTCTTGCACTAAACGTGCTAGTTCTTGCTTTTTCACTAGATTTTCCTTTTGTAGTAGTTAGCAATCATTATTGTAACTTACATACTTAAAGGTCATTATTCTAGGTACAAAGAAACCCCGCTAGACGAATCTAGCAGGGTGGTATTACAAATTAACCTTCGTCAGAAAGTAGAGTAGTAATGTACTGTGCGGCTTTACCAGTCAACTTAGAGATGATCTCTTCGTCAACAGACTTACCTGCATCAGTGATGGCAGCGATAAGAGCTTCTTGAGCAGCTGCTTTAGAGACACGAGTGCCACCAGTTGAGCTACTACCTGTAGATGCTTTTGCTGCAGGGGTTTTCTTGACGTATACGCCAGCTTTAGTCAAGATCATTCGGACACCATTCGGTGATTGGTCTAGCTCGTCAGCAATGTCTTTTACAATCTCCATGCTGTTCTCTGGAGTAGGCTCTGCCTGTTCGTATAAGTTTACTGCTTCTGCTTTTAGCTCATCTGTCCAAGCCATGTTTCGTTTCCTTTTGTTAGGGTTTTTATTTCCCGGGCAGTTACCCAGGGTTGCAAGCTGTTGTTCGTAGAATCTTTGTCCCATATATTCCTCGATTTCAGAAAAGATATTATACGGGAAAAACAACCATGTTGTCAAGAACTATTTTTTATAACCTGTTTAAATCCACACCATACTTTTTCAAATGTTCTAGTTTACCTAGATCGTATGCTGTAGAGTAGGCACTGAAGCCGCCTTGGGTTACGCTCGAAAAGAAGGTATCCTCGCTATCAACCTTCTGAACAACATAGATTTGATACACAGGAGTTGAGTACTTACCTTCATAGTCTACAGTCGCAAGACCAGGCTTACTATCCTGATACTCTTGAGTCATACGCTTGCCTACCTTTACAGCACTATGGTAGATAGCAGACCATGCGATCTCACCATCATCGAAGTCCTCAGATACACACTCGTCAGGGAAGTAATCTATTGCTTTTCGTTCTTCTCCTGTCGGTCGTTGCGGGACTCCAACTCCCTCAAGAATAGCTCGTACGAACCCGACGGAACGAAAAAGACGCTTGGAAATATCTGTAACATTCGCTCCTGACAGATAGTCAGTAACTGCTTCAGAAATCTCTGCGTCAGACGCAGGGCGACCACGATTTTGTGACTTACGCTTTTTAACATATGCTTTCTGCTCCAAATGACCCTCGATGATTGCATTCAATCGAGTGGTATTGTACGAGATGTTTAGAATCTCGCAGGCTTCTTTTTTAGTTATTGCTTTTATTGTATCCTGGGCTGAAGAACTGGGGTTTAGAAGACTTATCACCTTCTCGATGTTCTGCGCCGTCAGATTCTCGTAACTCTTCTTCTTGACTCTCGCCATATTCTAACTCCAATAATAGTTCACAATAATGTATAATTTTCTTAATATCTTCAGCACCGTTCTTAGCTCTATGCCGAGTTGCATACTTGATAATGTTGCCCTCGATAAAACCTAGCTCGTTGCCGTGGATATACTCAATAGGCTGAATGTTTAGCTCATAGTGGCTACCACCCTCCTGTCTGAGGATACCCCGTAGCGACTTAATCTCCGATTCCTCTTTCCACTCAGGTAGTTCTCCACTAGGTGCTACGTTAATCAGCTTCGTCATGAACAAAATCCTTAATCATAGGGAACATCGGGTTGATAGCATAAGCACAGGCTCTAGCAATATCCATATGTTCTCTCTGCGTTCCTGGAGTAGTTCGCACATCAATGTAGTGTATCCAGGAGCGTACAGTACCGTGCATATATAAACGAGTCTTTGTTAGACCTTCTGGAAGAA